TTTCATCGGTACGCCTAAGGGTCACAATGCTTTCTATGAAAAATATGAGGAAGCTGCTGGGAATGATGATTGGCTATGTGCGATCTATAAGGCTTCGGAAACTGGATTGCTTGATGATGAGGAATTGGAAGCTGCCCAGGCGATGATGACAGCGGATCAGTATGCTCAGGAATTTGAGTGCAGCTGGAATGCGAATGTGCCTGGTGCGGTCTATGGCAAGGAGCTGGAGGAAGCGAGTGCGGATGGTAGGATTACCAACGTACCCTACGACCCCTCAGTTCGGGTTGACACCTGGTGGGATCTCGGAGTTGGAGATAGCACTAGCATATTTTTCACCCAGACGGTTGGGCGCGCTGTGCATGTGATTGATTACTACGAGGCACGGGGAGAAGGACTACCTCACTACTGCAAGGTACTTTCTTCTAAGAATTACCTCTACGGTGAACACAATGCACCCCACGATATTGAGGTGCGGGAGTTGGGTACTGGAAAAAGTAGACGCGAGATTGCGTGGGATCTTGGTTTGAACTTTCGGGTTGTTCCGAAGTTGCCGATCGAGGATGGTATCCATGCCGCGCAGATGCTTATTCCGCGTTTATGGTTTGATAGAGAGAAGTGTAAACATGGCTTGGAATGTCTGCGGCAGTATCACAGGGCGTATAACGAGCGCACTAGAAGCTTTAGGGCGTCACCTGTACACGATTGGTCGAGCCACGCAGCGGATGCTTTTAGGTATTTGGCGGTTGGTTTGCGAGAAAGCGGGAACCGTATCCAGGTTCCTCAGAAACAAGCGATGAATGATTACAATCCTTTTGCAGCATAGGAGATAGAAGATGGCAGCGGCAGCACCTCTTATACTTGGTGGCATTGGCGGCGGCGCGGTTGGCTACGGTGTGGCTACAGCGGTGGGCCTGGGCGTTACTGGCACGGCGGTTGCTACGGCAGCGGGTGCTGTTGTTGGCGCGTCTTTGATGATGCCGAGCGGTCAAGCGGGTCAAGTACAAACGCCTGAGGTTCCAGCGGTAGCTACCCCTGAAACTGATACGACAGCTGTAGATACAACGTCCCCTACGGGCGGCCCTGATACAACGATAAATGATGTTGTTTCTGTGCAAGACGATGTTGCGACCCAGGCTGATACATCAACTCCCGTTGTAACTGATGTCGCAGAAGAAGATATTGGAACTACTGTTGAAACCCCTGCGGGCGGCACTGGTACGATTGTTGAGGTAACTCCTGATGAGGTTGTTGTTGATGTGTCTCCTGGGACAACGACAACAGGCGGGGTTCAAACTGGCGGGACGACAACAACAAGTGTTGGAACGGCGGCTGGTGGAACGGCTGAGGCTACAGTTGCAACCACCCAATCTGTTGGTCCAGCTGAGGATGAGGCCATTAGCTTCTACGAAAAAGGGCGTCGTTCAACAATTTTAACGACACCGCGCGGTTTGTTATCTGAGGATACTTCGATGCTTCGTCGTCGTCGCGGCCTGGTTGGGCAAGGATTGATCGCATGATGGGTCGCAAGCCAAAGAACATGGCGGGCGTTATGGGCAGGCGGTCTGCCCAGCCCGCTAACAAGAACCGTAATGCAACGGTAGATCCCCTGGAGCGTCTAAACCAAAGTATGGCTGGACGTATGAAGGGTGGGAATAAGCGCAAGAAGCGCGAAAGTTTAATGACAAGTTACGGGATGATGTGATGGCAGAAGTATTACCAATGATCGCGCAGCTCGATCGTAGATATAAAACCCTACAATCGCAGCGTTCACAATGGGAAAGCCACTGGCAAGAGCTTGCGGATTATATGCTGCCCCGTAAAGCTGACATAACCAAGAAGCGCACTCAGGGCGATAAACGTACCGAATTGTTATACGATGGTACTGCCGTTCATGCGGTCGAGCTATTAGCGTCTAGCTTGCATGGAATGCTTACTTCCCCCAGCACTCCCTGGTTTTCTATGCGTTATCGGGATCCGATGTTGCAACAGAATGATGCGGCTAACGAGTGGCTAGAGGTTTGCATCGATCAGATGTACCAGGCTTTTCATAGATCTAACTTTCAGCAAGAGATCCATGAGTTGTATTATGATCTGGTGGTTTTTGGTACAGCTGCGTTCTACATCGAGGGTATTGACGATGGATTGCGGTTTAGTTCCCGCCATATTGCTGAGATCTGTGTTTCTGAGAACCAGGATGGCACGGTTGATACGGTTTACCGCAAGTTTAAATTGACTGCGCGGGCGATCGCTATGCAGTTTGGTGAAGATAATTTGCCGCGTGAGGTCGAGAAAGACCTGGAAAAAGAGCCGTACAAAGAGCATGACATTGTTCATGCAGTGTTTCCGCGTCCAAATGCAAGCGGTCGAGCGGCTAAGAACAAGCCTATTGCCTCTATTTACTACACTTCTGGTAGTAGACAGCTGCTTAGTGAGAGTGGATTTGACGAATTTCCGTTTATGGTAACGCGATTTGTTAAGGATAGTGTGTCAACATATGGGCGCAGCCCAGCGATGAATGCGCTACCTGACACGAAAATGCTAAACAAAATGTCGGAAACGACGATCAAAGCTGCGCAAAAGCAGATTGATCCCCCTCTTATGGTTCCCGATGATGGATTTATGCTGCCTGTACGCACAACACCAGGCGCATTGAACTTCTATCGCACTGGAACCAGGGATAGATTAGAACCGTTGCAGATTGGAGCAAACAATCCGCTAGGCTTAAACATGGAGGAACAGCGTAGGAATGCGATACGCCAGGCGTTTTTCGTCGATCAGCTTCTCATGGCAAATGGCCCAGCAATGACCGCTACGGAAGTATTGCAGAGGAATGAGGAGAAAATGCGCCTCCTCGGGCCTGTCCTGGGCCGATTGCAAGCGGAGCTATTGCAGCCCCTTATCTCCCGATCCTTTGCATTGCTCCTCAGGAACGGACTCCTCCCTGCCGCGCCTGAGGAGCTACAGGGGCAAGAGATCGACATCGAATATGTTTCACCACTAGCCAAAGCGCAGAAAATGACTGATCTACAGTCTATGCTGCGTGGGTTCGAGGTGTTGATGCAAATGCAACAGGTGGCGCCTGTTATGGATTACCTGGACGATGACAAGCTGGTTCAGTACCTGGTTGAAGTCACAGGGATCCCAGCGCGGGTTATCCGTAGCAATACGGAAGTTCGTGATTTGCGGCGTCAAAGAGCTGAGGCCCAGGCAGCGCAAGCACAGGCACAGCAAGATATGGCGCTGGCAGAACAGCTGAATAAAGCTGCTCCTGTGCTAAAAGTAGCATCTGATGCGCGAGAACGTGGTCAGATATGAAGCAAATAGAAGAATTAAAACTCGCCTATCGACGTACATTTAATACCGATGATGGGGAGCAAGTACTGAGTGATCTCAAGAGAAGGTTCTCTTTTGAGACAACCACTTTCGTTTCTGGCGATCCACATCAATCCGCGTTCCAGGAAGGGCAACGAGCCGCTGTGCTTACGATCGTCAGAATGTTGTCCGAGGAACAAGAACCTAGATAGGAAATACTATGAGCGAGGAGACAACCCTAGATACAGGATCTCAACAAGTCGCTGAACCAGTTGCAGCTGAGGCAGTAGCAGCCGAGCCAGTAATGGCAGAGCCTGTTGCGGCAGAACCAGTTGCAGCGCCCGCGCCAGAAGTGGCGCCACAAGGGAGCTGGATGGACGGTCTTGATGAGGTCTATCGACAAAACCCGCTTATCAATAAGTGGGAAACATTGAATGATTTTGCAAAAACTCATCTCAACGCACAAAAACTTATAGGCGCAAACAAGATTGCAAAGCCTGGGCCAAACGCTACGGATGATGAGATCCGCGCGGTTTACCAGGAGCTGGGGGCGCCTACAGATCCAGCAAACTATGAGTTGGATCGCACTGAAATCTTTGACGATATTTCTTTCGAGGCTTTCAGAAACAAGGCGTATGAGATGGGATTATCAAACAAGCAAGCCCAGGCAGTGGCAAGTTTGTATGAGGAACAAGTAACGAATGGCCTACAAGCGTTTGAGCAACGCGCAGAGGAGGCCAGGTTCCAGGGCGAACAACAGTTGCGCCAGGAATTTGGGCCAAACTTTGAGGCTAGATTGAATATGGCGCGCTCCGCTGGTCAAACAGTTATGGAAGATCCAGAGGTGTTTAACCAGATCCAGTTAGCTGATGGTCGCATTTTGGGCGATCATCCCGAAGTTGTTAAGGCGTTTGCAAAGATCGCTGAGATAATAGGCGAGGATAGCCTGGTCGGAGAGCCTACAGATTTTGTGATGAGTCCGCAAGAAGCGCGGCAGCGTATCGCAGAACACATGCGGCCTAATACGCCGTATACTATTGCTGGACACCCTGAGCATGACGCGGCAGTTGCCGAAGTCTTGCGCTTGCGTGGCTATGCGAGTGGATAACCGAGAGGCCCACACCGCAAACTTGTGCGTCAAGTGGATTAGCGGCCCTTAGCCGTAGCATTGGCCCTGAAAAGGATAACCAAGCGCAGCAATTTAAACTGTAACAAGCTAGGAGATTAGGCAAATGTCTACTCAAATTACTACAGCTTTTGTCCAACAGTTTTCTGCAAACATCCAAATGCTGTCACAGCAAATGGGTTCTCTGCTGCGTAACGCGGTGGATGTAGAAAGTGTTAATGGCGAAAAAGCTTTCTTTGACCAAGTGGGTTCAGCGGCAGCTGTCCTACGCACATCGCGCCATGCGGATACACCGATTGTGGACACACCACATTCACGCCGTATGGTTACAATGTCTGACTACGAATATGCGGATCTGATCGACGATCAGGACAAAGTTCGTTTGTTGGTAGATCCGACATCAACTTACAGCCGTGCAGCGGCAGCTGCTATGGGTCGCGCAATGGATGATGTAATCATCGCAGCGGCACTAGGCACAGCCAAAACAGGTAAAGATGGCTCATCTGACACAGTACTTCCATCAGACCAAAAGATTGCAGTTGCATCATCTGGTTTGACGATTGCTAAGTTGGTTGAGGCGAAGCAGATCTTGGATGAAGGCAACGTTGATCCGTCAATCGCTCGTCACATTGTTTGCTCACCGAAGCAGATCTCAGACCTGTTGAACAACACGACTGTAACATCAAGCGACTACAACACTGTGAAAGCGTTGGCTATGGGTGAAATCAACACATTCGTTGGCTTCAACTTCCATGTAAGCAACCGTCTAACAACCGATGGATCTGGTGATCGCCAGGTTATCGCGTTTGCGGCAGACGGTATCAAGTGTGCAATCGGCAAAGAGCCTTCTGCGCGCATTGATGAACGTGCAGACAAATCATACGCAACGCAAGTTTACTACTGTCAATCAGTAGGTGCGACACGTATGGAAGAAGCCAAAGTCGTTGAAATCGCGTGTAGCGAATAATAAGGAGACTGACAAATGGCTACTGTATATTCAGCACAACGCACAAATTCACGCGCAACACCAGCCGTGATGAACAAAGCAAATGAGCTTAGTGGACGTATCCGCGTAGCTCATGGCACATACGAGGCATCTGCGCTGGCGTCTGGTGACGTTATCGAGATGTTTGTCTTGCCTGATGGCGCTCGTT